AACGGGACTAACGACCCCGTGCTTTGAGAAGGAGTTATCAGAGCTGTATTTCTACAACCTAAAGAAGACAAACGATAATACTATTGAGAAAAACTCAACGGTAAACTCCAACCTATCATTCCTGGAAACCAGTGTGTGTAGGACATCGAAATGTAATTTTATGGATAAACCTAACTATAGCGTTAATCCTTAGTCTTCTTTCTCTTTATATATGGGAACCATCATTTAATGAAGCAACTGACAATATTTCAGACAGACCCAATTACGGGGCTTCACAACAACTGTGTTTCATTCCCAAACACAAAGACTGATTTAACAAACAGGTCCCTTTCAGTCGGGACAAAACAGGAGTTAGAACCTCCACCGAACGAATCGAAAATGGTTTAGTTCAAGCTCATTATAACCGCGTAAGTTTAAGCTGTTCTAATTTGCACTCTTTATTTATGGAGTTTACCTCTCCAGGGTTAAGGACTTTTCAGTCAGCCCGCCCCCATGTTATTACATATGTGTAATATGTATCTACATTATACAACAAGGATAATTATCCTTCATCTGCTGTGGTTGCAGATCTTCTTCCGGACAAGCCTCAACGTCAAAAACGTTATGAGGGTCCGCCCCATATACTCCATAGGACAAGTCATAAGACTTTCCTATCGCTTTCCAAAGTCTGCTATTTTGTTTACAAGCATTCTTCATTAAGGTCGTATTAGGTGATTGAACAAGATCTTCCATCGGATTCACAAACAGTGTTTCCACCGTGGCATACTTATAGAGTTGACTAAAGGAGTCACTGATGAGAACAGGGTGTTCAAACCAGGGAACATCGACTATCGAATGTTCACACTCAAATAAGTAGGGTCGCAGCCGTGCACATACAAGTTTGTGCATTTTCCACTTGGCTGCCGTTGGCAAATTAAGAGACTCTCCTTTTGCGAGCCAATGTTTCTTCAACAACGAGATTCCCATACGCTCCATATGACTATGAGGCTTATGAGGCACTAACCCAAACCCCCCTGCCCACGTTGGCACGTACCAGGGGATATGACGAAACCTTTCTAAGGTTTCCCGATGAATGTTAATAAATTTTTTATTAACAGCATCCCACCGCTCTTCAGGACAAGTTTCCTTGAGCATTTTGTGCAATTCACCAAGTGATTCCACACCAACTTTGCCATCTTCGGCTCCAGACGATCTCTTAATTCCAAAGAGAAGCCCCAGATTAATGTACTTCCGTTCCACCCAGGAACACCCTGTTCTACGAATAGTCAGTCCCGTACGGGACCTTTCATCGACAGTGGTGTCCCACGGATCGGATAACTCCATCCTTGCAGGATGGTAGTCGTACAAAACGGAATTTATAACTGCGAACTTCCGCGAATAGTAGGTCTTTCCTACGGAAGTAGAGAGACCACCAAAAGCTGTGATCTTCTCCCAAATCGCAATTAAACTGTTCTTACAACCCTTAAGAACGCAGTCGTCACCATTCACCCTGAGAGGCGGAAGCCTCGTCCCGACCATATTATAGGTCTTCTCATTGGCCTCCTCGAGGCTCCAACGACAAAATCCTGCATTTGCAATGCAAAGGATTGGGAAGGATGTAACTGATCCCATCAACTGCCCCTCTCTTTGAGGAAGGGGTTCGGAAATAGTTCCAAAGTTGTGATGGATTAACGACTTCACCAACATTTCTTCAAGTACTTCAGGAAAGAAACCATTCTTCCGTAAGTTCCAGGACATGCGTCTTGCGATACACTCTGAAACCCAGGAATGTAGGTTATCAGTAGAATTTTTATAGTCTCCTGAAATAATTACGTCTCGACCATCATCAATGTTCCCTAAACAGGACATTATGATCTCTTCCGATACAGGCTTCCCAATCAACTCAAACACCTTGTGTTTCTTAAGAGTTCTCCACATAAATTGCTGGAGTGGTTTTAACGCCGTATATAACATCGGAGGCCCCTTAGAAATAACTCTAATTTTAAGGGCTTCGGCCAAGCCGACGGGTTCGACAAGAGGTTCCTCATCGATTGCCCGCTTGAAGATCCGCCAATAAAGCAGTCTCCACCTGGTTTTAAAACGATCAACATTGACATAAGCGCCTAGTGTCGTCTTCCATTCTTGATCTTGATCCCATACCCTATCTAATTCATCCTGCTCAACTTTATTGAGCGCTCCGAAAATTCGGGATACAGGGTGTCCTACCTCAACAATTCCATGACTAATGTCAAGGAATTCCTGTCTGAGTTCTTCTTTAAGCAGAACTTCATACAGGTGACCGACCGCTCCAAGATTCTTCCTGGAGTTTATATAATTCGCCGAAGTACTCGGGAAAAACGGTTCTGTAAGATCATCAATTGAAAAGATCTCGGACCCGAAGATTTCATCAACGGTCCGAATCAATTGGTTTTCCATGGTCGCCCGATCCAAAAAAAAGGATCGACCTCTAGAATTAAAAACTTCTTCGAGGTGAGGTAAAGGTAAAGGCTCTGTGGTAAGAGCAACCCTCATTTTAGCTTCAGCTTCTTTAATCAAGAAGTCACCAGCCCGAGGCATTCCTTTCTTCGACATAAGAATCGAATAAGACAAACTAGCCTGCTCTGCAGGACTTAAACAGGTTTTCGCTCTCCTATCATACAACCCTAAAATCTTACCAGCACTCCTCTTGGAGTTATAACCCTTTGGGGCCGCTGGCAACGGTTGATCATGATCAAAAGCAAATTTGGCCGAAATTAAATATTTCATATAAGGAATCCAAGATCCCTGGCCCTCCCGTTGAACGTATGACAATAGTTCGTCGATGGCTTTTTGAGCCGCGCGGATATATTTATTCTGTTCATCCGATCGCTTGCACTTTACACCAAAACAATGGTAAACTTCCATTATAGTTTTGATGCATTCGATACATTTTACACACTCCTCCTCTCCTATAAAAGGTTGATAACGTCTCGTTAGAGCGATTACCATTTTATTAAATTGTAAAGGAAAAGAAGGAAGTCTAGGTACGGCCCTAGCGCCACGCCCCCCACTCTTGCGAATAGAGGGTCTTTCCAAACACTCGGTGTGCATCCAAGCATCTGGTGTCGGAGACTCCTCTCCGACGGGTAGGACTACTGATTGTTCATTCAGTTGGTTTTCGTCCCCCCGGAGAGGTCCATCCACGGACCCCCCCCTATTCACCATGATTTTCGATTCTTTCGAGAAC